GAGGATTCTGAAACTGAAACAGTTGCAGATACAACAAACCAAAATGAAGGAGACAAAGTGGAAAACACTACCGAACAAGCCGCTCCTGCCGTTGAACCGGTAGCAGCTCCAGAAGTCGCACCTGTACAGGCATCACGCCCGGCTTACTACACAGCACCACGCTCACCAATCGTGGACAAGGTTTCTTACCTTGAGCACTACCTCAAGGCAAGCATTTTGCATGATGAGGATTCACGCCAGTATGTAAAGGCAGCTGACAACACAACATCAACAGCACCCGGCATGATTCCAACACCACAGAGCACAAATGTGATCAACGCACTTGCAAATGCTGATCGTGGCATGATCGATGCGATCAGCCGTGAAACACTTGTAAGTGAAGGCATGACTTTTGAAATTCCAAAGATTTCAGCTGTGCCCGTGGTTGATCAGATTGATGAAGGCGATGCAATTGCTGAATCATCACTATCTGCAACATTTTTATCAGTATCAGTCAAGCCTTTCAAAGGCCGTGCAATTTCAACAGTCGAATTGATCGACCGCAGCCGACCAGAATACTTGACAGCTTTATTGCAAAACCTTGAGTTTGCATACGCAAAAGAGACTGACCAGTATGTGACAGCTGCAATTCAGGCCGCAGCTAACACAACAGCACAGGCAGCAAACACAGCAACCGGATTCCTTGGATACACATCAAAGGCTGTTGCAAATGTTTATGGCGCATCACTTGGATTCGCCCGATCACTTGTTGTTTCACCTACACAATGGGGAAACATCATGGGATACAACGACAATGGAGCACCGCTATACAACGCGGCAAATCCATCAAATGCAGCTGGAAATGTTGGAAATGGATCATTGCGCGGTGTAGTTTCACCGGGTCTGAACCTTCATGTTTCACGCTCAATCGGTACAGCTGGATCAACAACAGCCGAAGGCGATTTGTCAATGGTTGTCATCAACCCAGACTCATACACATGGTATGAAAGCCCACGCTTTACGCTACGCACCAATGTGAACAGCGATGGAACAATTGACATCCTGTATTACGGCTACGGAGCACTCGCAACCAAGGTTGCAAATGGTGCGACATGGAACAACCTCGCATAAATAAATCAAAATCGGTAGCGGTCGCTCCCGAACGCTACTGACACGAAAGGAACCGAGATGCCAGCAATAGTCACAGCCTCACAGCTCAGGCAAATACTTGGTGTCTCGGTTTCTTTGTATTCCGATGCACAGCTTGATTCATTTATTGATTCAGCTGAGCAAACGATTTTGCCTTTACTTACTCAATACCAATCATCGGTGACTTTTGCCAATGTGAGTGATTCCGTCATTTATTTCACCACAATGCGGCCAAATTATTTTGTGCCGGGTCAATCTGTTGTTGTTACCGGGGCCGGAGCTTACAGCGCGACCTACACAGTCACCGATGATCGGATTGAGCCGTACACTTTCACAGCTGCAACAAACGCGGCTGATCGAACATACCCATTGCCGTTTATTCCAGCGGCAACAGCAACATTGAGCGGTGGATCGGCAGCGGCTTTGTACGCATCGACACCACCAATTGAAAACGCAATTTTGGTTGTGGCGGTTGAGATTTTTCAGAGCATTACAGCTCCCGGCAATCAAATCATGTCCGACAATTTTCAGCCGTCACCATTTATCCTTGGCCGCAGCTTAACAAACAGAGTGATTGGCCTTTTGGGGCCATTTTTAGATGTTGAAACGATGGCACAATGAGCATTGAATCAGCAATCCGCACACCACTCAAAACAGCACTTTCATCCATTGCTGCCAATGTGTACAACGGCATCCCAGAAACTATGACCAGCCCATCAATTTGCTTGATTCCGGATGCACCTTATTTGGAAAGCGTTTTGATCAATGGCGCGACAACAAAAGTCAAGGTCAATCTAACTGTGACTGGTGTTGTGGGTTATGCCAACAACGCGGCAGCTTTGGACAATCTCGAAACATTGATGATCAGCATCATCAGCGCAATGCCGGGCGGTTATGAGGTCGGCAATGTAAATCAACCGCAACCATTGGAAGTCGGTGCTGGTAAATACCTCACGGCCGATTTACAAGTAAGCACCTATTACACCAATTAAGGAGAAAAAATGGCAACGACAATCATCACCGGCAGAGACATCACTTTCACCATTGATAGTGACAATTTCGATGCTCAAGCTACATCAGCGATTTTGACTGTTGATTCAACAATCAACACCTATCAGACACTCGATGGCAAGGCTTATTTTACAACCGACACTCAAGGCTCATTTGCCGTGGAAATGTTGGCAGATTGGGGCGCGCCCGGATCGCTTTGTGAAGCGTTATGGACAGCGGCCTCATCAGCTCCAAATACAGCATTGCCTGTTGTGCTTGTAGCCGATACGGGCGCATCATTTGCATTTTCTGTGCAGCCGATTTTTCCATCAGCTGGAGGCACCGCACCGGATGCACAAACTGTTTCATTGACATTTACTTGTGTTACCACACCAGCTTTGACAATTAGCTAACAAAGGAGATCGGGAGCATGAAACTAGCAATCACGATGGAATTCACAAATGGGGAGAGCGCGACCTATACCGCGCTCCCACCAGAGTGGATGAAATGGGAACAAAAAACCGGAAACACGATTCAGCAAGTATCTGAGAAATTGGGCATTGCTGATCTGATGTTTTTGGCGTACCACGCAATGAAGCGCGAATCGGCCGGAAAGCCTGTGAAGCCTTTTGAGGTTTGGTGCGAATCTGTAACCGACATAAACATGGGAGAAACCGAAAACCCAAAAGCTACGAGCCGGGAACAATAAACCGGATCATTTGGGAATTGGCGATCACCACCGGATTGTCGCGATCAGAGTTTCAAACCGCTGAGGACATTTTAACTGTTTTTGAGATTCTAAGGATACGAAATGGCAACTGAGTCAATCACTTATGACAAAGCTCAATTGCGTGGCATTTTGCAAGCTTTCAAAGGCATGGATGAGCAAGCCGTATCTGAGGCTAAAGCGGTTTCAAATGGGTTGGCCACTTATGTGCAATCCAAAATCATTTCATCAGCTGGTGGCCGCCCGAATAAGGCGGCAATCCGCATTGCTCAAGGATCGCGCGTAAGCAAATCATCGAAGGTCGGTGAATTGTCATTTGGTTTCGTTTCGCAGAAATTCAGCGGTGGTGGTACAACTCAACAGCTTTGGGGCGGTTACGAATTCGGCTCAAATAAATACAAGCAATTCCCGGTGTGGTCAGGCCGAGAAGGTCGCGGATCAAGAGGATACTTTATTTATCCGACATTGAGAGCCGAACAACCACACATCATCAATGAGTGGGAAAATGCTTTCACAAAGATTTTGAAGGAGTGGTGATGGCCGGACAAAGTAGGACACTCAAACTCTCCATTTTGGCAGACATTGACAACCTCAAAAAGAATCTCAATGCCGGATCAAATGAGGTCGATGGTTTCGGTGGCAAGCTTGGTGGATTTGCTAAGAAAGCCGGTGCAGCTTTTGCCGTAGCTGGTGCGGCCGCTGCCGCCTACGCTGGCACATTGTTGATCGATGGTGTCAAATCTGCCATTGAGGATGAAGCCGCTCAAGCAAAATTGGCAACAACATTGGAAAATGTTACTGGTGCAACAAACGCTCAAATCAAGTCGGTTGAGGATTACATAACCCAAACGGCTTTGGCTAACGGCATTACCGATGACAAATTGAGGCCATCGCTTGATCGTTTGGTGAGAAGTACCAAAAATGTTGAGGATGCTCAAAGGCTCCAAACACTTGCATTAGACATTGCAGCTGGTACCGGTAAAGATTTGCAAGCTGTTTCAGAGGCATTGGCAAAAGCTCATGATGGCAATTTGGGAGCTTTGAAAAAGCTTGGTGTTGGCATCGATGATTCAATCATCAAATCAAAGGATTTTGATGCTGCCACAGCTGCATTGGCATCGACTTTTGAAGGTCAAGCAACAAAGCAAGCTGAGACATTTCAAGGCAAAATGGCGCGGTTGTCTGTGGCATTTGATGAAGCAAAAGAAACTGTCGGATCGTATGTATTGGATGCGCTCACACCATTGGTCAGCGCGTTTGTAGATAAAGGCATCCCGGCAATTCAAAATGTTGCTGAGAATTTGGGCAAAACATTGGGGCCAGCATTTGGTGAGATTTTTAAGGTAATCCGCGATGATCTTTTGCCTATTTTGACCAAGTGGTGGAAATTCCTGTATGAGGAAGTCATCCCGGCAATTGGCTCGGTTGTCGGCCCAATTTTGCAAGGTTTGAAAAATGCGTTTGATACCATCAAAAAAGCATTGCAAGACAATTCCGAGGAATTACAACCATTTTATGATTTCCTCAAAAAGATTTGGGAATTTGTCAAAGAGTATTTGGCACCACTTTTGGGTGGGGCTTTCAAAAAGGCACTTGAGGTTATTGGCACAATTGTGGGTGGCCTTGTCACAGGCTTTTCAAAGCTTGTCGGTTTTATTTCAGACACAGTTACAAAAATCAAACAATTTGTGAATTTCATCAAAGACAATCCTGTGACACGCTTTTTCTTTGGTGATTCGGGTGACAAATCGCTCAAAGCTGGTGTCGGTTTTGATGCCGGCACACCGGTTGAAACACCGGGATTTGGCACCGGTGGAGGATTTATGCCATCGGCTGGATCACCGACTTATACAGGCGCACCGCTTGATGCTTATTCACCAGCGATGCAAGCTGCCATTTTGCGCAAAAACGAATTGGCAGCCGAAACTGAAAGATTACGAGCAGCACGCGAGGCAGCCGCAGCTGCACGATCAGCGGCCACCGGTGGGCTTTCAACAGCTGATCGCATCACAATCAATGTCAGCGGTGCCATCGATCCGGAAGGCACAGCACGAACAATTGTGGATACGCTTAACAATTCATTTTACCGGGGCACGGGCGGTGCTAACGCGCTCCAAATAGCATGACCATTTTCAATCCTGTTTGGCGCGTAACTGTTGGCGGTGTGCAATACCAAACCGCCATTTTGGCAAATCTTACGATCACCAGCGGTCGCACAAACATTTATGAACAGGCGCAAGCCGGATACACCAATTTGGAAATTATCAACCTTGATCAATCTAATGTGCCAATTGAAATCAATGATTCGGTGACAATTGAATTGCAAAACTCATCAGCAACTTTTGTGCCGATTTTTGGTGGGTCTGTTGTTGAGGTAGGCATTTCGGTTGCTGAGGTTGGCAATGTCGATTACGCACAGCGCATCAACATCATTGCATTGGGTGCATTGGCACGATTGCCGAAAGCATTGACCAATGGTGTTTTGGCCAAAAAGTTTGATGGTGATCAAATTTATGACATTTTGAAAAATGTTTTGTTTGATTCATGGCAAGAGGTGCCACAAGCTTTAACATGGGCAACCTATTCAGCAACAACCACATGGGCAACGGCTCAAAATTCTGGTTTGGGTGAAATTGATCGCCCAGGCAATTATGAGCTGGCAGCGCGTACAAGCTCACGCACCGATGTTTATTCATTGGTTTCAGCTTTGGCAACATCGGGATTGGGTTATTTGTACGAATCGGCCACGGGGCAAATCGGTTATGCAGACAGCACACATCGCACCAGTTATTTGGCGGCAAATGGTTATGTTGATCTCACAGCTAATCAAGCTTTGGCATCGGGTTTGAGCATCCAGCAACGCACGGGCGATGTGCGAAATTCAATCACTTTGAAATACGATGCAACCTCATCATCAGAAAAAACAGCATCAGACATTGCCTCAATTGGTCTTTATGGCGAATTAGCTCAAATCATCAGCACAACATTGCACAATGGGGTCGATGCCCAAAGTCAAGCGAATTTTTATTTGAGTTTGAGAGCATACCCACGATTTAATTTCAACAACATCACATTTGAACTTACAAACCCGGAAATTGACAATGGGGATCGTGATGCCTTGATTGGCGTTTTCATGGGGATGCCGGTGAATTTGGCCGATTTGCCATTGAACATGAATTCTGGAGATTATTTGGGTTTCGTTGAAGGCTGGACATTTTCCGCCCGATACAATCAGGTCAGCATTTCATTGATTTTGTCACCAATTGCGTTTTCGTTGCAAGCAATGCGCTGGAACGATGTGCCGGTGACAGAAAAATGGAACACAGTCAATCCAACTTTGGATTGGCTCGATGCCACGATTGTGGCGTAAGGAGAAAACATGAGCAATCCAACGAGCAATTTTGGATGGCAGATGCCAACGGCCACAGATTTGGTCACGGATTTGCCAGCTGATTTTGAGGTATTTGGTCAAGCCGTTGATACAACAATGGCTGATCTTAAAGGCGGCACAACCGGTCAAGTATTGGCAAAAAATTCAAATACCGACATGGACTTCGTTTGGACGGCTGGTGGTGACATCACAGGCGTCACGGCTGGCACAGGCATTTCCGGTGGTGGAACATCTGGAGATGTAACTATCACAAATTCGATGGCAACAACTATCACGACAAACGGTGATTTGATTTATGGTACAGGATCAGGAACTTTTACCCGTAGAGGAATTGGATCAACGGGTCAAATCTTGACGGTATCTGGTGGCGTGCCAACATGGGCTACACCAACATCATCAACGGCTAGCACTTCGCTAATCACTAGCGGAACAATTACAAGCGGTACTTCTTTAACACTTTCAAGCCTTAGCAATTATGACCAATTATTTTTAGTCATGGCTAATTTAACAACGGCAACGGCTGGAAGTCAGTTAGACATGAGAATTAACGGCGTTACTACTGGAGTCTATGATTTGCTAGCAATAGAAAATCGACTTGGTGGGACAAATGCGGGAACAGGTCAAGTTTCTGCTGGAAATAGTAGATTTTTGTTTGGTTCTAATTATGGTTGGAAAAATACCAATCAAAACGGAATTTTGTTTTCATTGACCAATTGTAAATCTGCTAGTGGTTTTACAAATGTTGCGGTCAATGGAACTTGGGAACATTTCAACACTAGTGATCGCATTATCTACACGGGAAACCATGTTTTTGCGTCAAATGCAACTGTTTCAAGTATTTCTTTGTTTTGGGAAGATGGTTATTCATTCACTGGTGGCACTTATAGATTATACGGAGCGTAAAATGATACGAATTGAACATAATGTTGAAACAGGCGAAATCACAGAAATTGAATTGACAGCTGCTGAAATTAAAGACATACAAGAAAGACAAAAAAAGGCTGAGGCGAGAAATGTTGCTGCCCAAGCGGAAGCGGAAGCAAAAGCTGCTGAAAAAGCTGCATTGCTTGAGCGTTTAGGCATCACAGCTGATGAAGCGGCTTTGTTGCTTTCATGACATTTCCACAAGGCACATTGCCGCGTTTGATTCAGGTCGCACTTGCTGAGGTAGGCACGGCCGAAATCGGCAACAATGAGACAAAGTATGGCAAACACATGAAAGCCGACAAGCTGCCATGGTGTGGGTCATTTCTCAATTGGTGTGCTGATCAAGCTGGAGTCAAGGTGCCAAATGTTGTGAGCACAAAAGCTGGAGCCGAGGCATTTAAGAAAAACAAGCAATGGCACATGACACCAAAGATTGGCGATTTTGTTTTCTTTGACTTCATCATCGATGACAAAACAACGATCAATCACATTGGCTTGGTGATCCGTGCATCAGAAAAACAGATTGTGACTATTGAAGGCAACACATCGGGTGCTGGTGATCAGCGCAATGGTGGCGAAGTCATGGTGAAATCAAGAGCTTTGGGAGCACGCTCATTTGTGGTCGGTTACGGTCGACCTACTTATGAGCCATTTTCCGGTAATTTACCGGATCGACCAAAAGGAGAAAAATGATGAATCAAGCAAAAGCAATTGCAGCCTCATGGGCGCGCTCATACATCGCAGCGGCTTTGGCCGTATTTATGGCAGGCGGCTCATTGCAGCAAATGGCAATGGGTGGCGTGGCAGCTGTTGTGCCAGTCATTTTGCGTTGGCTTAACCCAGCCGATCATGCGTTTGGGTCATCGGGGAAATGACACCAAATGAGTGGGCAGCGGTTGGCGGTGTTGTCCTTTCAACTCTAGCCGCTGTCTATTCAGTCATGAGATTCATGGTCAAAGCAATTTTGCGTGAGCTGACACCCAATGGAGGCAGCAGCTTGAAAGATCAAGTCAATCGGATTGAAAGCCGTGTTGATGCACTTTATGTCCGGTTGATTGAGTAGCGACACGCCACAAATTGAGCGTGATTGTTGAAATTGTCAGGCATTGCTGTCACTCTCTATTTCGGGAGCTGATAAGCGGCTCCCAGAATCGGGAGCAACAAAATGAACGAAGCATCAATTGTGATCTTTATGATCATTGCTGGAGCCTTATGGGCTGTCATGTCTTATTCGGTCGGATTCAAGGAAGGCCAGCGACAAGGCTATACACGCGGCCGTGCGGTATCTCGCCACATCTCACAGCTCAATGAGAAGGTGGACAACTAATGGCCGGATTTCTAGAAAACTACGAAGGCAACAAAGAGCGCACAGATCGTTGGATTGCCACATTTCCAAATGGCCGGCTTGAGGCACACATCATCGAATTCAATGCCGAAAAAGGTTTTGTGCTGTTACAAGCTAAGGCATGGCGCAATCAAGAGGAAACAGAGCCGGCTGGTATTGATTACGCTTTCGGCTATCGTGAGGCGTACAACCCCAACATGAAACGCTGGTTTGTTGAGGATACTGTCACATCAGCTTTGATGCGCGTAATGGCCTTGGTTATGGGTGGCACCGAGAAGGCCACAAAAGAAACCATGGAGCAAGTCAAAGTCAATGATGCAACAAAGCCGGTTGAGCATGATTATTGGACAACCAAATTTGGTGACATACCCAGCTACAAAACAGCGGCCGAGGCCGAGCAATCAGGCATCCCATCACTTGGATCATCGATGGATGAGATTGCCAAGCAATTGGGTGGTGAGCTTGTGCAAGAGGCACCGCAATGCTCACACGGACACCGCATTTGGAAGCAATCACACGATGGTGCTCCAAAGTCATGGGGCGGCTATTTCTGCACCGAACGCACCAAAGCAACCCAATGCACACCGCTTTGGTATGTATTGCGCTCCACAGGCAAATGGGAGCCTCAAGTATGAGCGATTATGTAGAAATCCTCTATCCACAAGAAATGAAGGCCAAACTTTTTTGCAATGGTGAGGTTGTCGATGAGTACAAAATTGAGCAATGTGACAAATGCTCCCAGCTGAGAAAATTCGACAAATTCGGATACCAAAAAGGCTATGACTCAACGGATAACATCATTTGGTTTTGTGGTGATTGCCGATGATTACACGCATGGAGGAAATTCAATGCATGATCGCTGCCATTGATCATTGCAAGGATCGCAATGCTGATCACAGCTCACGAATTGTGCGCGATCTGTCATGGTTTGAGTATGTGGCGCAAAACGCTGAATCCATGGTGTCTGAGTGGATTGTGGCCAAAACATTGGGCTATGACTACAAACCCGGCATGACATGGGATAAAGAGAAAGCTGATGTGGGCGAGCACATTGAGGTCAAATGGTCTCCCAATCCACACTCAAACCTTTGGATTCAGGAACAAGATCGCCATGATCGTGACATTGCCGTGCTAGTCACAGGCAACTCACCCAAAATGCACATTGTTGGCTGGATTCCGGTTGCCGTGTGCAAGAAACCACGCTATCGAAACCAATCACAAAACAATTGGAGCGTGCCTCAAATCAATCTCCAGCCCATTGAAACCTTGATGAGGAGCAATTATGCACATCCTTCAATTTGATTGTTCAATCTGTTCAAAACTATACGGCAAGCCTAAGCAACGCCATGGCCTCAAGAAAGGTGCCGAACTGACCGAGCATGAGTGGTTTGCACAATGCATGAGCTGTGGCACATTTGGCATCAAGATTGTGGATGATGCAAGGATTGGAGAACTGTCTGATGGCCACTTATGAATTCAAGTGTGATCAATGCGGCACCATGGCAATCATCAATCGTGCCATCGATGCTGATGGTGATGTTGATGCTGGCAATTGCATGGCCTGTGCAATTCCAATGACACGCATTTGGAGCAATGTTGGAGCTGTATTCAAAGGTATTGGATGGGGTAGCAAATGAAAAAGTTATCCACAACCTTTATGCACAGCCTGTGGGACACGCTCAAGCGCACGCTCAAACTTGACTGGTATTTGCGTGGGTCGGTACGCTCCATGCTCGTGGGCGAGCCGCTGTGGCGGATAGCTCGCAAGCGATGCTTGGTGCTATTGGCCGCGCTGTGTGTTGTTAGCACAACACCGGCATTGGCCACAAACGATGCAAAAGCAAGCATTGATTCATTGAAGCTTTATGCACACTCAAGGATTGTGAATTACAAACAATTCCAATGTTTCAATCAACTGATCACCAAGGAAAGCAATTGGCGTGTTGAGGCAATCAATCCAAACGGCAATCACTTTGGTTTGGGTCAGATGCGCAATACCAAGTATCGAAACCTTGATGGGTATCGCATGATCGACTGGAGCTTGAGGTACATCAATCACAGATACCAAGGCTCAAGCTGTAAAGCATTTGCTCATTGGCAAAAGCATGGGTGGCATTGATGAGTCGCAATTGGAAAGGCGGCAGCACAAGCCGTTGGCGTAAGCTGAGAGAAGCTGTATTGAAGCGTGATGGATGTTGTCAGATGTGTGGTAAGACTGAAGGCCAGATGCACATTGATCATGTGATACCTAAGAGGCTTAATGGGAGCGATGAATTGTGGAATCTGAGGCAATTGTGCCAAAAATGTAATTTGGTCAAAGGTGGTCGTTTTTTTGAGGCGGACAAGACACCCCCGACTCTCCATGAACGTATATCTCCTGAAAACGTGAGCGTAAGCCATGATTAAGCCCGAACAGGTCATACTTAGTGGTGATACGGCTGAAACAGGCTCAAATCGGCTGGAAACGGTTTTGGAGACGGAATCAGCTGCCCTGTTTGGCAGTCCGACGCCTAGAATCTGCACGCCGCTGAATGATTTACCGTCTAGGGGCTATGAAATCATCGATCTTGCAGCTGAATTGAAACAGGAACTAATGCCGTGGCAAAAATTTGTCGTGGAACACGCACACAAGGTCAAGCCAGATGGACGTTGGGCAACCCCTACTGTATGCACGACCGTGGCACGTCAAAACGGAAAATCATATTTGATGAACATCCGAATTCTGGCTGGACTGTTTCTCTGGGATGAATCGATCCAGATCGGATCTGCTCACAGACTTTCAACAAGCTTCGAGCAGTTTCGGCATTTGGAGCGTCTGATTGAAGGCTCTGATTTTCTCAGCAAACAGGTCAAGCGAATTCGTCGCCGTCATGGTGAAGAAGAAATCGAAACGACTCTGGGTACGCGGTTCATGATCCGTGCATCTGGATCGGCAGCTCGTGGAATTTCCGCGCCATCGACGTTGCATCTTGATGAGCTGCGCGAAATGAAAGACATGGAAACTTTTGCATCGCTTCGATATACCTTGATGGCGGCAAAGAATCCGATGGTGATGGCATATACGAACGCTGGAGAATCCACGTCTCTGATTCTCAACCAAATCCGCGAGCGCGCTTTGGCTGCTATCGCTGGAGCTGATGATTCTGAGATTGGCTATTTTGAATGGTCTGCCCCGACTGATGTGATCTCATTGGAAAACGCCACGTATAGCAATCCAGCACTCGGACACACAATCAACGTTGGCAATATCAAATCCGTACTCAATGACGATCCATCGGTTGTGATGACCGAGGTCATGTGCCGATGGGTACAAACGATCACGGGCGTTGTCGATGCTGAGAAATGGAAAGATTGCGGTGACACTGAGATTGACCTTGATCCAGACAAACTGACATGGCTTGCCATCGATGTGACACCAGATCGAAAACAGGCAGCACTCGTGGCAGCTCAAAAGCTTGGGTCAGAGGATTTTGTCGTCAAGCTGCTGCATACTTGGAGCAACGATTTGCATTTGGATGATCGCGCCATTGCAAACGATATTGCGCCATATTGTCGAAAGTATCCATTGGAGTATTTGCTGTACTCACAAAGGGCAGCTGGCTCGATTGCAACCAGATTGCGTCCAGCAGGAATCCCAATTTATGACATGGATTCGTCATATCCACAAAGTTGCGACGAGCTGCTCGGATCGATCAACAGCGGTCGTCTCAAGCACCGAAATCAAGGCGAACTTACGGCACAGATTCTTTCAGCTGTTAAATTCCCACGAGGAGATGCTGGATGGGTCATTGGTCGTCGAGGTCAAGCACCAGTGTGCGCAGCCGTCGCAACTGCACTCGTCACACATTTTGCGACACGCCCAGAGACGGACATTGACATTCTCGTTGGTTGATGATCTAAGCGTGGGAAAATTCTCACATGGGAATTCGCGATATTTTCGCCACAAGCAAGATAGAGGCAGTCACGCCGCAAGCGGTCAGCGACGTGGCTGCGTCTCTTGCACCAGTGACATCATTGGATTCATTAACGCCATTTTTCGGCGGTGCAAATACAGCTACACGCGAGGAATTCATGTCCATTCCATCGGGTGCGCGTGCAAGAAATATCATTTGTTCATCGATTGCATCGATTGGACTTGAAGTAATTGATCGTTCAACTGGAATGGAAATTGAAGGTGCAACACCACGCGTGATCCGCACACCAGATCCACGAGTCCCGGGGTCTGCAACTTATGTCTGGACTCTTGAGGATATTTTGCTGTATGGATACGGGTATTGGCAGATCACCGAGCTGTTTCAAGATACGTATCGCGTTCGCAGTGTGCAACGCATTTCACCAACTCGCGTAACGATCCAGACAAACTCATTGGCAACTGAAATTGAGTATTACATGGTCGATGGATCACCAGTGCCAAATTCAGGCGTTGGATCATTGGTCGTTTTCAATGGTAACGATGAAGGAATTCTCAACCGTGCTGGGCGCACCATTCGCACGGGGGCAGAACTAGAACGTGCCGCTGCGATGTACGCCAGAGAACCTATTCCGTCAATGGTACTTAAAAGCAACGGCACTGCACTTCCGTCTGACCGCATCGCAAAATTACTTGAAGCATGGGGAACAGCGCGCCGCAATCGTGGCACTGCTTTCTTAAATGCTGACGTTGAATTACAAACAGTCGGATTCGACCCCGAGAAATTACAGCTCGCGGCAGCCCGTTCGTACATCGCAACCGAGGTTGCCCGTGCGTGCGGAATTCCAGCGTATTACATCGACGCCGAAACTGGATCATCGATGACTTACAGCAACGCCGTCAATCAACGTCAAACACTGCTCGATTTCTCATTGATTCCACTGATGACTTCAATTTCTGAACGTTTATCAATGCCAGATTTCGTCCCATCATCACAAGAAGTCAAATACGACTTATCAGATTATTTGCGCGGATCAGATTTGGAACGTGCGAATATTTACAAGGTACTCAACTCAATCGTCGATCCTGTAACTGGGCAACCAGCATTGAGCGTCGATGAAATTCGTCAAGCAGAGGATATGATCTCATGAAGGTAACAACACCATTCACGATCACTGCCGCTGATTCCGAGGCACGCACAATCACAGGGCAGATCGTTGCTTTTGATAAGCCAGCCAACGCATCAACAGGAAAAGTGATGTTTAAGTCTGGATCATTGAATCCAACAAACGTGAAGCTTAATTTGGAGCATGATTCAGCTCGTCCAATCGGCAAAACACTTTCGATGGAATTGTCACCAGATGGCACATCTATCAACGCCACTTTTAAGATTTCAAAGACAACAGCAGGATCAGATGCGATTCAAGAAGCAATCGACGGACTTCGTGATGGATTCTCAGTCGAAGCAAACGCAATCGAATTTGGTCACAATGAGGACGGCACAATGGTCGTCTCAAAAGCAGATTTGGTCGGTGTCGCACTCACACATAACCCAGCATTTGATTCAGCACGTGTGTCAAATGTAGCTGCGACAACTGCACCAGAAAATTCTGAACCATCAACGGATGAGGCAGAAGCACAACCACAACAACCAACAGAAGGAGACGTCGTGGAAAACACCGTCACAGAAACTGCCGCCGAGACGGTAGAAGCTTCAGCACAGGTCGAGGCTGCATCAGCTCCAAAGCCTGTAAATTTCATCGCATCACGCAATCCAGTAGTTTCACCAGAGACTTACTTAATGCACTCAGTTGCAGCAGCTCGTGGATCAGAACAATCACGCGCATTTATTGCAGCAGCAACATCATCAACTGACAACCCTGGACTTATTCCAACACGTCAGCTTCGCGAAGTCGTCAATGGTCTTGCAGACAATGTAAGAGCTTCCATTGATTCGATCTCAACAAATACACTTCCATCCGCTGGGCTTACTTTCCAGATTCCAAAGATCACAGTATTGCCAGCAGTAGGCGTGGTCGATGAACTTGATCCAGTAACACCAACAGTGATGGAATCAGAATTCATCAACGTGGATGTAAAGTCATTCAAGGGTTCTCAGGTCATGTCCGTTGAACTCGCAGACCGATCTGATCCGTTGTTCTTTTCAGAATTGATTTCAAATCTTTCTGCACAGTACGCACGCGCAACAAATGCGTACAACTCAGCACAGATCATCACAGGATCAACAAAGACTGCAACTGGTATCGGTACAGATATCACAGCAGCGGAATTCTTGACATGGGTTGCAGGCGGCGCAGTAAGCGTTTATTCCAACACATTCAAATTCGCTGATGCAATCGTTGTCTCTCCACAAATGTGGGGACGCATTCAATCTTTCAACGACGCTGGACGTCCAATTTACAACGCGCTTAATCCAATGAACGCAGCTGGAAACGCACAGCCACGCAGCTTGCGCGGATCAGTCAATGGCATCGATCTTTGGGTCGATACAGCTCTATCAGGCACAGGATCGAACTCAATGTATGTCATCAACCGTGATGCCTACACATGGTATGAATCACCACGCTTGGAGCTTCGCACAAATGTGATTTCTGATGGAAGCATCGGAATTCTCATGTATGGATATGGTGCAACGGCGACCAAGATTGCGGCTGGAAGCTACGCGTTTAACGCCAGTTAATTAGACATCGGCTGGTTCGCTCCCGAGCCAGTCGAGCAGAATAGGAGATCAGAGATGCCAAATATCATCACAGCCGACGAGCTGCGCACGGTGGTTGGCGTCTCTGAATCTTTGTATGACGATACATATCTCGATCAGATAATTGATTCGGCTGAATTGACCATTTTGCCGTTGCTTACCCAATACCAATACGCAGTTTCAACGACTCGCATCAGAGATGGCGTCGCATATTTCACCACATTGCGTCCATGTTATTTCGCAGTCGGTCAGTCAGTGGTAATCGCTGGATGCGGTGCTTTAGATGGTACATATGCCGTCACAGCTCACACCACTGATCCATATGCTTTCAGTGTTGAATCTGAACTCGCAGATCGCGTGCTTTACACGATCATCCCAGCAGGATCAGCAACGCTCGATGGATCATCAGCTGCCGAACTTTATGCAAACGTGCCACCAGTTAAATCTGCGATTCTTGTCGTTTCGGTTGAAATCTTTCAATCAGTAACGGCATCAGGCAACATGACCACAAATGAGAATTTCAATCCATCGCCATTCGTACTCGGTAGATCGCTTCAAAGCCGTGTAATCGGCTTGCTTTCACCATTCATCGATGTCGAGACGATGGCACAATGACAATCCAATCAGAGGTTCGCGCACCCTTAGCAGCTGCGCTTGCTGGCGTTACGGCATCAGTTTATGAAGCTCCACCAGAGACTTTGATCGCTCCAGCTTGCGTGATCGTTGCAGATTCACCATATATGGAAAGCACGCTCATCAATGGAGCAGTCACAAAAGTAAAAATCAATTTCATCATCTCAGCTGTTGTCGCTTACAACAACAACGCAGGCGCGCTCGATGGATTGGAGCAGCTTGTTATTCAAATTCTCGGTGCAATGCCAGCGGGATACGTGGTCGATATTGTCGAAAGACCAGCGATCATCAACGTCGGAACTGGGTCATTCTTAACGTCTGACATAACAGTTTCAACGTATTACACACAGGAAAACAACTAAGGAGACCAAAGATGGCAACATCAATCATCACTGGCAGAGATATCACTTTCACGATTGATGGTGACAACTTCGATGCTCAGGCAACAAGCGCAACTTTGACAGTCGCATCGACTATCAATACATATCAGACACTT